CGGATCAAGACCCATTTTCATGCGCTCAACTTCAAGCGGATGTGGCCCTTCTGGGCCATAGGCTTCGCTCTCTTGCATTTGACGCGCACGTTCTTGACCACGCGCAAACGATGACATTGACTTGTTGGTTGTGTATGGGGCTTCTGACATATAGAGGCGTGCATCTTTCAGCATATTAACAAAGTCAAGACTGCGTGGAGTACCCTCAGTCGGAACCAGCGCACCCTTTTGAAGCGCATCAATGATTACATCATGTGCACCTCTTACCCAGCGACCATTGTCGAAGTCAACACGCTTATTAACTTGCTCCCAAGCGTCAGGGTTAAACTTGTAACCATAGTTACGCTCAAGCTCACCAAGCACAAGCATAGCGGCATTAGCTTCAGGTTTAGCTATACTTTCGCCCTCACCTTTGTAGCCTTCGCTTGAAATTGAATATCCGCCAAAGTCGTCCCTGCCAACAATAGCGTGACCAAGGTTTGCTTCTGGCTTGTTTAGAATTTGATATGCACCATAAAGAGCGGCGACTGGCCCAAGCACAGGCAATGCCGCAGTGCCAGCAGATCCGATTGCAGTTCCGCCGCCAAACATACTAGCGGCAGTTGCCGCGCCAGTAGCCACCTGCAATGCTTCACCTGCGCTGTCGATGCCACCCTCAAGTGCCTGTAGGCCACCAATAATATTACCTATGCCAGCTATGTTTTCAGCGTAAGGAAGGCCAGAAATGTTTGATCCTAAACGTCCTTGCTGAGCAAAATAATCAAGGCTTCCATAAGCATTTGCAATGTTGACAGGTGTTGGATTGTCAAATGCGTTTACGATTGACGCGACTGCAGAAGTATCAAGCACAACTCCAACAGCAGGCCCAATGTCTGCCGCAATTCCCTGCACCGACTTTTGCAAGTCTTCTGGCAGGTATGTTGTTAGCTTATTCATAGCGTCGATGGCTTTGAAAGCATCCATAGGGTTGGGATTGTTTACAAAGTTCTCAATGCGACCATAGGCATTAAAAGCATCACCACCAATATCAAATGCAGTCTGACCAGCCTTGTACAGGTCGCTCTTTTTAATCTCTGCAAGGTACTCTTTTGCTTTTTCTTGAGCGTTATTGATAAACTCTGGCTTGTTGAAGTTTTCCTTGAACCAAGTTCCAATTCCGGTACCAGAGCTTGATAGGTCGATATCCTTGAACCAACTTCCCAAACCAGTTCCGCTACTCACTCCATCACCACTCAAACCAATGGCGCTTGCTATGTCGTCGGTGTATGGCGTTAATGCCTTGAGCGCGGCACCACCTGCAAGCACCCCAGCAATGCCGCCAAGCGGACTGCTTGTGTCTTCTGTCATGCCCCTTGGCATACTTGGTATCATGTATCCAGACCGATACACATTACCAAACCAGCTAGGATCCAATGCAAAGCTCTCTTGAAACTGTTGTTCCAGCGGAGCATATTCTGACGCATATCCCTGAGAGAAGAGAGATTGAACATTGTCCATTGTCGGAGGCACGCCAAGCAACCCCTGAGACATCACAAAGCGACCGCTAGGTGTCTGCTCATAACCTTGCATAAATTCTGGCAGGTTAGTTGCTGAGTATGGTGTTGATGGCTGGAACGCAGGAGCATATCCAAATGAGCTTCCGCCAGATTGTGCATCTGGCATCATCATCTGACCGACTGGCGCATTGAACAAGGATGGCGGCTTAACATTCAGAAGCGACTGCACATCAATACCACCTTGGCCCAACTGCTGTTGCGGCAACAAGTTGGACTGACCCAACAGATCTTTTATGCTATCTGCAATGTTAAGCGGCACAGCCATCCACTAGACCCTTGGTAGGTTAGTCGATACATTCACACCAGATGCCATTTGCTGTGCGCGTAGCTCACGTTCAAATGCAAGCTCCTGTTGACGCAGTTGCAACTCAGCCGCCATTTGCTCACGCTTGAAGGCAAACTCCATCTGCATCTTCTCTTTCTGAAGCTGAAGATCTTGAGCCGCTTTCTGCTGAGCCATTTGCATCTCTGCCTGCATCTTCTGCATTTCAGCCTGCACTTTAGGATCAACTTGAGGCTGTTGTGGCTGTGGCGGAGGCGCGTTGCGCGGATCCATCCAAAACTCATTAACGTCTTTAAAGCCAGACAACTCAGTGATTTTTGCAAGCGTGTTGCGATATTGCACTGGGCTTACAATCATATTGTTTGGCCCAAGTGCCGCAATGATCTGCTCCTGTCGCGTAGCGATCTGGAACAATGTTGCAAGCTGTTGCTCACGCTGACCAGTGCCAAGGCCGACATTGATCTGCACATCATAGGACGTTGCCCACTGGCGCGGATCCATCGGAACAAACTGATTACGCAGGCGCACAATCTTCGGCTTGTTTTGATATTTGGTAACAAGATGAAGGATGCCACGGAACAAATCCTTAACACCTGTTTCTGCGAATACACGCGCAATCATTTCGATCTTGCCTTGCGATGCGGCTTGCATAGCGGCAACGGCAGTTGCGGTTGTCGATTGCAGTGCGTCAGCATCTAAGCCCATCGACTGACGGCTTACGCCGGTGCGCTGTTCTTTCATGCGATCCATATATTCAAGGGCTGGGAACACTGCGCCTGATACCTCTGGAACCTGCAATGGTTGAACCATGTTTGGAGCGCGTGTGCGGATAATGCCGGCAGGACGATTGGTCAGAAGGTCATCAAGATTGACCTGACCTTCAACTGCAATCACACGCGCATTGTTTGCGTTATAGATGTTATCCAGCAACTGCCGCATTAGAGTTGACTTGATCAACTGAACATCCATCACAAGTTCTGCGACCGAGCGACCGATTGCACGATGCGGCATCAGGATCGGAGATAGAATGGCAAATGGAACGTAGTCACATTCTTCGTTTTCTAGGATATGATAGCCAGTCCCAATAGCAAGAACGCGGCGCAACTCAGCAACACCATCGCCGTCATAATCAGCCTTGATGTAGCTTTCAGTAACCATAACATCGCGCATGGCTGGGTCTTTGCTGTCATCTTCAGTTCCGCTTTCAAGATCCTCAAACCGAGTTGTTCTTTCGTCCGACGTGTCAAGGTCTGTGTAACCTGCATATTGCATCACCTCATCTTTGTCGTAACCCATACTAACCAGATCGCTGACAGTCATCGTCGTGCGGTGCGAAACAAAGTCGGCATCTTTGAGAGACTTCGCACGCTTGCTGATCAAAAACTCTTCGGGCGGCACATTCTCAACATTGATGCGACCGCTTGTTTTGGTGCGGCGCAGTTTCACATTGTAGGCAATCGGAGGCGGCATGACCTGACCATCAGGCATGAGCTGAGGCTCACCCATGACAATCTCTTCTTGCTCAGCAACCTCAACGTCGTCGTCGATGATCAGGGCTGTCATCTCATTTTCGTTTAGGCCCTCATATTCCTCAAACTCAATATCGACTATTTCATCCCAGCTATATTTGACAACACCGACCTTGAAGAGAAGCGCGTCTTTGAACCAGTTGTGCATGATTGCGAAGCCTGAGTTGTCAGTGTTGATAACCCAGTTGACGTAGTCACTTGCCTGTTCAGCTACCTGCACATCTTCAGGGCCGTTAGGCATAAAGCGCACATAGTCTTCCGACTGCGTGAAGATACGCATCAGGTTAGGCATAATCGTCTCAATAGTATCAGAGACTTCGGTCGCAATTACTTGAGAGCGGTCTGGCTGTTCATTGCCAAACGGCTCACCAAGGTAGTAATCCATCGCGTCAATGCGATCCTGACTAAACTCAGTGTCGTAATAACCAAGTGCCTGCTCAATCTCAGTGCGCAGGATAGATTGAAATTCAATGTCAGTTAATTTCGCCATCAATCGGCTCCACAATAATTTTCTTGGAAGAAACCTTCTTAGCCTTTTTTGTCACAGTTTCCACGGCTTGTATAGCCTCTTGCTGAACCACTAGGGGTTGGCGGCAGGACTTGCAAGCACCCACATATCCGTTTGGGTTGGGATAGCCACAGTTGTTACAGTTCATTGTTTAGCCTTTCGTCTTTTGGGTCGCCCCTTTTTTACCTTCTTGGTTTCTTCGTCTGATTCAGCCTTTGCCGCCTCTGCCTCTTTAGCAAGTGCTTCTTGCGCCAAAGCCTTCTCTCTCTTTCTGTCCCTTCTATAAATGGTGACATACATTTACGCTTTCCTCTTTTTGCGTTTCTTCTGCTCCGCACCCTTTAGCTTACCAGAGTTTATCATCGCATAAAACACGCCTTCCCCACGCTTCTTTCCGTATTCATCTTGAAGCTGAGCAAGTGTCTTTTTACCTTTGGCGGTAAGCGGCACTACTTTCCACCCTTCATGCAACGGCCCATCTTCATGCAGGCCATTGGGCTTTTGCAAGTTGCGCATGGGGTAAAACTTTTTTTCTTGTTAGGTGATGATTTCTTTTTTGCGTATGCCATAGTCTTTCCTTTCTATTGTCCAAGTTTTTTGAGCGTTTCAAGAAACGCCATCGTCTCATCAAGCCATTGCTGATCAAGTGGCTGATACACAGCTTTCTGCCGTAAAGACTTTTGATCGGTAGTGCCCAGAACATCTCCTATGTTTCTAGATTTTGACCAATCTCTAAGCATAATGTTGTGCGGTATTAAGTCCTCAAGACCGCCAAGATATTCACCAGTTATTGCTGTTGGGTAGCTTTTGTGAACATAGCTAGGGTCGGTTATGACCGATCCATCTTTATCCATTTTTGCAAACATAGTTCCAGCAGACCCTGATTGGGCGTGTATCAACTGAGGATCTGTTACTGCAAACCTAGTTTGCTCAATGTTTGGAAATCCAAGTTTCTGATATTTATCTTGGGCTAGTAGTTGGACAAACTTAGTCCGCTCCGTCATATCTAATTTTCTGAGATATTCATCTAATTTTGGTGATTTCAATCCGACAAAGTCTGGCAGTTTTTTCTTCATTTCATCGTTAAACTTTTTGATATCGGCTCTTTTAATTGGGGCGGTTTTTAACTGCTCCAAAAGCAACTCATAAGTGTGGTGAGATTGATCACCAGACGTGGTTCTCATAAGAACATGACCGCCGATCACATCCTCAAATTCCTCCCCCAAATTTTTAGCCATGTTTTGCAGTTTGCCGGTGACGCCACTGTTGGATGCCCATATTTGATTATCTGATAATTGTGGGTACTGATAGCCACCCTGACGTAATATTGGATTGTCTAACTTCTGCCCTCCAACATGTGTAAGAAGACCGCCCCCTCCAGTGCGATCACCAAGGAATGGCACAAACACATTGTTGCCCTTCCCATAAAGATCGACAGGGGATAGCATATTAAACTGATGAACATAATCACTTGGCGATACTGATATGGTTGCCTGCATTTCACTGAGTGGTATTTTATAAGATGTCTCAGACATAGACATTGGCGATCCGCGTGGAACCTCCATCGGAACGCCACTTGCCCTCTTGAATGATTTTACAGCCTCTACACCTGTTGTTGGCAACTCACCAACTGCCTGACCTTTTCTTGCCGATCCAACACCAAGAGAATTTGCAGGCCGCGTCACAGGTGCGCCTGCGCCCATAAAGGTCAATGCAAAATTTGATGCGTCTTCAATGGTAGGCTGGCGGTCGCCCCTGTAGACATCTCTTGGCAACGTCGCCGCATTGATGATCGCGTCTATTGCGTCATATGCAAGTGTCGGCATGGCTGGAAAGCTGTAGCCAGTTTCAGTTCTCTCAATCGGCAAAACTGTAAATGCGTTTGGGTTTCGTTGTAAGCCAATAAGCTCTTCAAGATATGTAGCCATTACCACTTCACCTTATCTGCCCAGTATGCGGCTGACATTTTTCCTTTGGCGATGTTCTGCGCATGACGCGCCTTGAACGACTTGCGGCGATTAGCATAAGACTTGCTTTCGCCTTTTTTCTTTGGCGATCCAGATACACCTTGCTGACCAAACCGGATCAGGCGGATCTTGTCGCCCTCTTTTGCTAAAACGGCGTGGCTCTTCTTCGGATGGTTGGGGGTGCGCTTCGGTTTGTTGTATCCTGCGAAGCGTTCGCCGCGATAAACTACAGCCATCAGTAGATCACCTCATTATTGGCATCTTCTTTCAAAAGCTCTTCGATCATCCGCGCCGTAACAATAGGTGCCGCAATGCCTGCGCCTATATTTTCAAGGTGCCCTAGTCGCGGATCAAAACGTGCAGTTGGTGATCTTACATTTGATCCAGATCCTGCAAGGTCAATTCGTGTTGTTGATGGCGTTCGACGAATAGCGGCCTCAGCCTCTGTTAGTGGTCTGAAGTTCATTCCGAAGTCGATTACATCCAATATTTCAGCAGTTGGAATACCCAATCGTGAAGCCATGTATTCAACATGATTTGTGCTATAAGGCCCACCCTCAAAACTTGTACCTGTTTTTGGCATTGCGACATCAAGCACTGTAGGCTCATTTGATGGCAATGTAATCATGCTTGAGCCTTGAATGTCATTCCAGTTAGCTCCACCTGCCATAACTGTAATTTTGTCGCCGTCTCTAGTAATAAGCGGAAAAACATTTTCTCCATACATTCCTGCGATATATGGATTGTCAGAAGTCCATAGTGTTGTATCAACCACCTCAAACGGAACGTCTGTCCCACTGTATCTAACATCTTCAGGATCAAAGCCCATCTCTCTTGCTCTTTGCATCCTGCTTTCGTAGTCCATTGGAAGATCATAATTCTGGCTGAGATATGTTTTATCTGCCTGCACAAACATCTCATCAGTCACCTCTGACCCGCGATCCTGCTTGAGAAGCTCAAGAACCTCTTTTGCTATTTCTTCGGCTTTGTTTTCCGGTTCTGGCAAAACATCGGATATCTCCTTGGTCCCCTTTTTGATTAAAGAGGCGGCTGGAACCATCGGCAACACACTTGCGGCAGTCAGCCCATAATTAAGAAGATTTCTCTCCTCTGGCTGAGTGATGTACATATTTGCATCTGCCAGCAAGCCAGCTATGTCACCAACAACAGGGACAGTCATTGTGCCTAGTGCGGCGGCATCGAATGGGTTTTGACGCGCAAAGTCTATTGCCGACGTCGCGGCTTCCCCAAGTAAGTCACCAACAGTTTTGCCGTAGATCACATCAGCCATTGCGGATCCTCATGTTACTCTTTGGGCCGTGCACCTTACGGATATTCAGACCACGCTTACGCCCACGCCGTTTTGTTTTCGGCAGTGGGGTATACATTCCGACTGTCTGTTTTTTTGCCATCAGCAATCTCCGTGGACGCCGTCGTCAGTCATGCGGATACTGCGCACGATTTCCATAAACTCATCTGCGTCAATGCCAGCCTCTGACGCGCAGTAGCCAGCCGCCATCAGGCAAGTATACATCAGATCTTCAAAATTAGAACCAGAATTTTCAAGTTCCATCATCAGCATGATGATCTGCTTAAGATCATCTAAATTTTCTTCGCCTAACGTGACAAACTCTGTCTCACTCATACGATCCACCTTGCTTTCGGATAATTGATCTGGTTGCTCCACTTAAACTTACTTCCGCTTCTAGCAATGGAGGCGTTGCTGGCAAAAGTCAAACAAAACGCATCAGCCAAGTCAGGGCTATTCATGCCACGCTTTTTCATTTCGTCCTTGCTTTCAACCTTGAGCTTGCCATTGGAAGAAAACTTGAAGCGCGGCTTCGACAGGTCTGCAATCAACTCCTCTTGATCTGGTATCGTGCAGTCGCGGCCCTCAAACCATTCTTTTGCGCTGAACCACAACTCATCGCGCAGGCGAAAATACTTCTCTTTCATGGCTGAGCTTTCAGCTACGTTTATACCCCTAGCAGGTAGATCAAGCTCCTGAAGACGATCCACCACCCCAGCACCAATGCCAATGCTATCAACCAAAATTTCAAGCGGCCTTTCCGACCATCTGGTAGTTTCATATTCATTCAGGATAATCCCACACAGTTCCATAAGATCTTTATTACGCCACGTCTTGAGCGGCTCCACAACCACATTTCCCTTTCTCTTGCACAAGGCAGTTCTATCGGATCCAAAGCGTGCAACGTCAAGCCCCCAAACAACAGGTGTCGTTTCCGCCGCCTCTTGGTCGCGCTTGGTGGCACTCTCAATCAGGTGCAGTGGAATGACAACGTCGTCGTCGGCTTCGGGCCACTCACCCAGAACACGCACGCGATAGATGTTGCTCTCTTCGCCATACTTGGTTTTCATGTCCTCAATGAAGTTGTCGGACACTTGCGTGCTGTCGCCAGACGCAACCTTCATTGTGAACCATCTCTCTCTCATCTTGTTGAACGCCTCATAGAAATAGCCAGACGTTCTTGTCGGGTTGCCGGTCATAACAGTCTTGGCACCCTCTGTGGACATGGCACCTTCACCAACCTCAAAGATCAGGTCATCAACACCAGATGCCTCATCAATCAGAAACAACATATTCGGACTGTGGAAGCCTTGCAGTGCCTCTGGCGTTTCGCGGCGTGCCGTTCTTGCAACTGCGAAGCTATCGGCTCCGACGACTTCGACCTTATCCGATTTCACCTGTATCACTTCTTGGAAGCGTTTTGGCATCCGACGTTGCCACTTCGCAACCTCAGCCCACAAGATATCAGACAACTGGCTGGCAGTGTTTGCGGTACAGGCAATCCTTGCAGGGGTGCGTGTACTGAGCCACCACAGGATCAGCCACGACAAGAACGCGGTCTTGCCGATGCCGTGCCCAGACCTGATGGCGACGCGGTCATTGTCGCGGACAGCGTATAGGGCTTCTTTTTGCCACTCTTCAGGTTCAGCATTAAGAATAGATCGAACAAACAGGACAGGATCCTTGCTCAACTCAATCAGGATTTCAGTGATTTCGTCTTG